GGAAAGAACAATGGGTAGCCCCGGGCATCCACCAAACTCGTTGGCTAGTGCGAATAATTTGGACCTTAGCCTTAGTCCAAACGTCGCTATCAAAAATACCGTCATTTGACATGGTTGTACCTCAGAGGGCGCTGACCCAGAGATGGACGTTGATGTTAGCGGTAACCGACGTTGAGCAGACCAGCTTGAACGCATTACCGCCAGTAGACCCAGGAATAATCAGGCCCTCAAGGAACGGAATAGAGATGTTAGCAGACGGGGCTGTGCTACCCGCCGTGTTGTTGAAGATCGTCGCTTCGTGCAGCAACTTAAAGGTGCTCAGGTTATCCGTGCTGGTAAAGAACCGAACAACGATAACCGAACCAGTGTTAGAGCCTTGAACAACTGCGTTGCATCTAAGGATTCGGTGCCCAACCCCAGTCCCCTTCGCCGTGGTAGTTCCGGTAAAGAGGGTCTGGTAGTTAGTTGGGGCGGAGTAGGACGAATCGGCGGTCGTTACCGTGCAAACGGAGTAGTCCGGCGATACAGCATATTGTGGTGAAGTGGCCAATGTAGTTCCTATCTGGGATCAGACGATCCCGAATTTGTAAAGTAAGTAACCCTCTGCTCCACCCCCACCGCCGCCTCCGGTCGCTTCGATCGTGACGGTTGTTGAGGTTGAACTAATCGATATTCCGGAACCAGCCGTGAGCACACGCTCATTAGTCAAGGTCCCGTTTGAGTTTAGAACAATGTAGTCCGCGCCTACAGGGGCGCCACCGACTAAGGAGTCAGCATACGCTTTAGTGGCGGCGTCCTGAGCCGAGGTCGGGTCCGCGACGTTCATGATACGTCTAGACGACGAGTCAAACCCGTAGCCCGTGATCATACCGTCGCCACCGATAGCCGCTCTAACCGTTCCTGCGTTTAATTGAGCTTCAAACAGATTAGACGTCTGTGTAGCGTTTCCTTTAAGGATAAGCGCCTTGAAGTCACCGGACGGCTGAATAACGTTACGAGTAGACGAGCCGGGTGTTTCAAACACGTAGTTCGCGTGGTCGTCATCAGCAAGACCCGTAAGAGCCCCGTGATCCGAGACACCGCCGCTGGCTGCTGCCCAGGTAGGAATACCGCCGGAGACCGTTAGGACTTGTCCCGTGGATCCGATACCAAGCCTAGCAGGGGTATTAGCTGCGGACGCATAGATCATATCGCCCGTAGTCGTGGTAAGGGTCTTCGGGATCTTACCGTCGCAATAGGTCAGGTTGACCCCGTCCGTGCTTACGGTAGGCGTACCGACGTTCGTTATCTTCTGCGACGAGGCATCTAATCCGTAGCCCGTGACTTTACCCGTAGAGTCAACGCTAGCCCGTACGGTGCCCGCGTTAAGCTGCGCTTCAAACAGATTGGCGGTCTGAGTAGCCGCGCCTTTAACAACCAGCGGCTTAAAGTCACCGGTAGGTTGGATCACGTTCCGCGTAGACGCATTAGGCGCTAACGCCGGGTAGACGGTAGAGTGATCGTCGTCCGCCAAGCCGGTAAGGGCTCCGTGGTCGGTAACACCGCCCGTAGCAGCAGCCCAAGTAGGAACACCGCCTGAGACGGTTAATACCTGCCCAGTAGACCCAATACCCAACCGAGTAACCGCGCTCGAGCCAGTCCCGTAGATAAGGTCACCGTTCGTGGTAACCGTGCTCTTGGGAATCTTAGTGTCCGCGTAGGTCTTCGTGGCGGCATCTTGAGCGTTAACCGGGTCAAGGACGTTGGTTACCGCCTGAGAAGATGCGTCTAAACCGTAGCCGGTAACCTTACCGTTAGGGTCTATGCTGGCCCTAACCGTGCCAGCGTTGAGTTGAGCCTCAAACAAATTGGCGGTTTGGGTAGTTGCAGCCTTGACCACGAGCGGCTTAAAGTCGCCCGAGGGCTGGATGACGTTACGGGAGGATGAACCCGGAGCCGTAACGGTGTATTGGGTATGGTCATCGTCGGCAAGACCGGTCAGAAGACCGTGATCCGTAACGCCCGAGGACGGCGTGGACCACGTCGGCACGCCGCTGGATACCGTCAGCACCTGACCGGTGGAACCAATTCCGAGTCGGGTAATAGCCGCGGATCCGGTAGCGTAAAGCATATCGCCGGAAGTCGTCGCGGTGGACTTCAGCAAGTACTGGGTATGATCGTCATCCCCGAGTCCGGTTAAAGCTCCGTGGTCAGTAACTCCGGTAGACGGGGTCGCCCACGCGGGGATACCTCCAGAGACGGTTAATACCTGTCCCGTAGAACCTATTCCGAGACGCGACGGGGTGTTTGCCGCGGAGGCGTACAGGATGTCGCCCGTCGTCGTAGTCGTGGCTTTGGTAATGTACTGGGTGTGCGGATCGCCCGTGGTCAAGCCACCCAAATTGTTGTGGGTAATAGCGGCTTGATTCAACCCGATCGTGTAGGAACCACCCGCTCCGCCATCCGTTCCCGTGATCGGGCTGGAAACAGCTAGGGCGCGTTCGTTAGTTAGAGTCGCGTCCGTGGAGAGCGTGATGTATGACGCGCCTACCGGGGCATCTGTCGTTGGGGTAACCCAAGCCGGAAGACCGCCCGAAACCGTGAGGACTTGCCCGGAAGAACCAATACCGAGGCGGGTTATGGTAGACGCCGCCGTAGCGTACAAGGTATCGCCCGCGGTCGTTGCGGTTGATTCCAACAAATACTGGGTATGCGGATCCCCGGTGGTCAACCCGCCGAGGTTATTGTGGGTAATAGCCGCCTGGTTAAGTCCTATCGTGTAGGAGGCTCCCGCACCACCGTCAGTCCCGGTAATGGGGCTAGATACCGCGATAGCGCGTTCGTTAGTCAGATCGGCCGTGTTAGCCAGGGTCAGGTAGGACGGTGTGTTGGTCGCCAAGCCTGAGGCGGCTACGGTAACCGTAGAGCCGGCACCACCATCGGTTATGCTGATACCACTACCGGCTGTCAGGACGCGCTCGTTTGCGAGATCAGCGGTCGCGGCAAGGGTTACGTACTGAGGCGTGCTAGTGGCTAAACCGGACGCGGCTATTGTCACGTTGCCGTTAGCGCCGCCATCGGTAATGGAGATACCGCTTCCAGCCGCCAGGACGCGCTCAGACGTAAGAGTGCCATCAAGAGCTAAGGTTACGTATTGCGCCGAAGCGGGGGCACCTGTGGGCGGTGTAGTCCAAATAAGGCCGCTCGTCGTGGACGAGTCAGCGGACAGGTATTGTCCGTTTGTTCCGACCGGGAGTCGGACCAAGGCGCTCGTAGACCGAGAAAGCAAATCGCCTTTGGTCGTTAGCGTCGTAGTTCCACCTTCGGGTCCCTGAGGGCCAGTAGGACCGGCAGGCCCGGTAGCGCCTGTAGCACCCGTGGCACCGACTCCGAGACGCGAGCCGGTGTCGTTCATCACGTAGAACCCGTCGTCGTCGTAGGCGAGCAGGTAACCCGTAAGAATGGTGGCTTTATAAAGCGTCGTGTAGGTGCCGTTGTCGTTAAGACGCAGCGTGATCGTGGTCGAGGCTGAGTCCACGTTGTGCAAGGTAATACCGCGGACAACGCGCTCGTAGCCGCTAGCCGGGGCAGACAGCACGGTTACCGCCGTAGTCCCGGAGATGGTAGCTACCTGATTCTTAGCAGCGTAGGATCCCGTGGTGTGCTCGCCGAACGATACCGTGCACTTGAGTGCGGTAGTCGGAGCGGAAGCCAGGATAACCTCAAGGCTTTGGGTCGTCGTGTTAATTGCGAGCATTTAGATCCTTTCACATCCCGATGGAGTCGCGAATAAGAGCGTCCTCGGAAGATTGAACGATGATGGGCGCGGCTATTTGCTGCGTCACTTTTTGGTCAACATCTTGAATAGCGGCCCAAAGCAGGCGGATTTCTTTGTCCGCTGCCTTCGGCACGTCCATATTCATCACACGTTTTGGCCCGCTCATTTGGTGCCTTTCTTAGCGAGTTCAAGTAGTACTTGTAAGTCGCTCTCGTGGACGAGGTAGTAGCCGCCGGCATTTTCCAGCGTGAAGATAGTCCCGTCGGGAGCCGCACAAGTAACCTTGTCCTCAGCGAGCCTCGGTATCCCAGGCGCCGGGTCTATTGAGGGTCGCAGCCCCACGTAGAGTACCCTCGAGCTTCCGCACGAGGTCATCCCCGCTAACAGGAACAACAATAGTCCCGCGAGAATCGACGGCTTTAGGCGGCTCCATAAGCTTGCCGATAAGCAGCTTAAGGATTTCCGCCACGACAAAACCGATGGCTTGCCACATCTCACGCCAACCCCCGTCTTGAGGCGACGAAGTATTCGATCACGGTCTTGAGCCACGCGGGCGATTGGCTCTTGATGTACTGAAGCGCGGGACCTTTGGCGATTTCCATAGCCCGGTTAATCGCCAGGTTCATCGCTTCCTGCTTCTCGGCGTCGGTTAACTTCCCGTCCGCCGAGAGGTCCTTCCGGGCATCCACGTAGACGTTCGCCACCTCGGTCACGGCAAGGTAGATAGCCTCAAGAGCCTCAGCCTTGCCGGTGTACTTCCTTCCGAGCAGGAAGGCGGCTAAGCCGACCAGAGGGACGGCTAGAGAGATGATGACGGTGATGAGGTCCATTAGCCTGCGACCTCGTTGGGGATGATGGCGGATGACTCAAAGAATACGAAGTGAGCGTTAAAGGCGGCACCGTCGTTGTACACTCGGAGCCAGGTAACGGCGTTTGTAAAACGCAAATCAACCGTACTAGTCCCGGTATCGTCCCCCAAAATAATCGTGTCCATGTAGTTGGCGTTAGGGGCGGCAAGGGTCGTAATGTCCGACGTTATCGACGCGGTTCCGGAAATACCTCCGCGAACTCGGATGGTGTTCGCCGCCGCGGCTGGGATAGTAATGACAACACGTTTAGTTCCTGTAGGTACGGTAATGTCCGTGACTCCGCCGTTAGTTCCGACAGCGTTAAGAGCGGGGCGCGAAGTTCCGAGCGTTCGCGGTTGGTTAAGATGGTACATCAACATAGCCATAAGTTCCTTACCGGAATAAGTCCGGGTTTTGGTTAATCAAATTAGTTAACGAACTTTCTAAAACGAGGACCTGACTTTCGGTTAAGTCCAAGCCGTAGATGGAAGAGATAGCGTGAAGACACTCGTGCAAAATAGTTGAACGCCTAAGTTGCTCGGAGATATTCGGTCTGACCCGGATAGTGCAGGTCATTTCATCAAATTCACCTAGCAAATCCGGCCCTAATTCGCGTTCTTCAACGCCTAGTTCTAGATGCCCGACCTTAATAACCATGCTAACTCCTTAGAAGTTTGCCTAACCAGTTAGGTTTTTCACGTTTGTTTTTAGGCTTAGTGCCAGCCCAAAAATCATCTAATTGCTTACCAATATCGCGTATTTTCTGCTCTTGCATAGCCTTCTCTACGTCCCGAGCGATGGCTTCTTTGAAGTAGCCGACCGCCATAGCTAGAACGTCTATTCGGTCGTCGTGAGCAAGGGCACCGCGATCCTTGGTTATTCGGGAAAGCTGGTAGAAGAGCTGCCGTGACAGGTTATTGAACTCGGTTTGCAGCGCATCTTTGGAGATAAGTTGTTTGTTGAGCACCAACTTATGACCGGTAAGCGCCGGTTCTAGCGTGTCGATAATGCGCCGTTCCTTCTGTTTGTTGGAACGGATCTCTTCTACGGTACACGGGTAGATTTTACCGAGCACCGGGGCAAGCAGTTTGGTGAACATCCCGTCGCCGAAGTTAGATTCAACGATTATTTTAGAGCACTTATGCGACTTGGCTATGTTAGCTAGGGCAATAAGGTTCTTATCTTCAAACCCACCGGGGAAACCGGATACCTCGGCTACGTACAGGAAGCCGTTAAGTTGCTTAACCACGGCGTAAGCGAGTTCATCTTCGCCCCTACCAGCCGGGTCTATGGCCATAATAGAGCCCTCAAAGGGCCGCCAAACGCCATTAAGGGCTACGGGACCGAAGAATCCGTCCCCTCGGAAGCCGACATTTCGGGCATCAACTATGGGGTTTGTAGTGCCCCAAACAGGGAAATCGGGGGCCATATCGCCAAAATCCATGGTAATGAAGTCGCGTAACTTCAACGGATACCGGTCCTGGTCGGACAGGGTAGTATCAACCATGAACTGCAAAGCGAAACCCGAGCGCCCGTAGGACAACTCACGTTCAACTAGGGTATTTTCGTCAAACCGCTCGGGGTCTACAGGTAAGCCGGACAAGCCATCCGGTCCGCCGCCACTTTGCAGCGCCGGGTTTTGCTCTATTTCGGAGGCAATAGCGGAGGACAACTCGTGCCCGTTCGTATTGAGCCACTTTTTGTCCGGGTAACGGGCGGGTAGAAGGATGCGCGTGTAGCCACGCTTAACTAATTCGTTGTAGACCGAGTCTTCGGTTTGCGGCGTGCCCAGGAAGATAATGCGGGTGTCGTCTATCGGCTTAAGAATGGCTTCAAATTCTTTGACGCGTTCGGAGAGCTTCTCACGCATACCTTGCGTTTCGGACGTACCCGGCGTTTCCACGTCGTCCGCGATGATTACATCGGCACGGGCACCGGTAAGCTGACCGAAGATACCGAGAGATCTAACCGAAGTTGACTGTGAGGCGGGGGCACCGGCTACGTCAAACGCGACCTTGGAAAAGCGATCCGTTTTCTCGTCCGGCATCAGGCTGTTTAGTTCGGGTATTTCCCGCATCAACTTGAAGCAGAAGGTAGAGAAGTCGTCGGAACGAGACTTAGATGCCGACACGACCAGAATGTTTAGCGACCGGTCGTGGTAGAGCCGCCAAAGAACGTACACGGCCGAGATCCAGGACTTACCGAAACCGCGGTAAGCGGTGACTATTAACCGCTTAGGGCCCTTCTGCAGGGCACTCGCTATCTCGTATTGGCGTTTAGTCGGGGTCTGAATACCGAGCGACTTGAAGCACAAATACAGGAAGTTCTTGAACGACTTAAGCCGTGGGTCGGTCAAATGTCGTCCCCGTCAAACGGCATACTTTCTACTAAGGACTGGATCTTAGGCCGGTCCTGCTGAATAGCCGTTATGTTGTTGTCCTTGAGCATCGCACGGGCTACCGAGAGGTCGGCAGGGGTAGCGGTGCCGTCCTGGATACGCTTAAGTAGTTCGTCAACGGTGGCGACGAACAGCATATCTAAGGCTTCACGTTTTCTATCAGCCATATTAGGCTCCATTCCAGAATAGTTTGACGACGACGCCCATAAGGGCGACGATAATTGATCGGATCCACCACGTAGCGGTAGCTTGGGTACGCTCTACGTGGCTTAGCCGGGTAAGGATGCCCTCGGTTTCGATGTTGCCCACAATAGCCTTGTGGATTTCGTCCACCTTGAGCTTGAGCTCTCTAAGCTCTTCGTGGGCATCCATCAGAAGGTGCTCACCGACATCTCGCCTGCGCGGATGTACATATCGGAGTCCGAAGAGCCGACGAGGGACGGCGCGATGCAAATAGGCGCCAGGGGAGTCGCCGCCGTGCAATCAATAGCGAATGAACGGGAAACAAATACCGATACTTCCTTGTTGGAAGACGGCGGCTCGATAAAGGCGGTTTCCGACCACGCGGCCGTTCCAGCGATGATGGCGGCTTTAGTTGCCGCTCCGGTCGCGTAGTTCAAGGTAACCGTGCAAGTGTGGTCGTTGTTATCGCCGGTGTGGGCGATACGAATACGGACATCTACCAAAACCTTACACGAACGGGTAACCTTGATGCAGTCCAAAGCCGAGTCAAAGGTGAACGGATTGGCCTCGTAGAACACCGAATAAGTCTGGGAGGCGTCGTAGATAGATTCGGTGGTTGCGATAGTATTCCCGGAGAAACCCA